TTGTTCCGTCTGGTGCATCTGTTGTTACACCTGCACTTAATGAAACTTTGGTATTTATGGTTGGATTACAAGAAGAAGCACGACAGGTTAAGAAATCTACACCCGAATATTGTATATTATTGACATCATAGTATAGACCTATAGTATTTGAAGTATGTTTGTCCTCTAGTGTTGTAACAGTCGCACTCCCATTATTCGTACATTCTTTCGTTGCAAATGAATATCCCAACAATGTAACAGCTGATAAACCTAAAATTTTTGTAGTTAGACCTGTACCTGAAATTTGATCTCCAAGATAGTTTAATAAATTTGTCATACGATCTACAGATTCGGCTCCCATTGCATCAGCTTGTGTCGTGGGGTCTGGACTAGTTGGATCTACATCTTTAGGTGCAGATCCAACAGAATCTTCAATCTCTTTCACATTGGGTTCAAATGTATCTGAAGATTTAGCAAGATCGAGTAGCTCATTCACATCATCTGCTGCAAGTTTGACTCCAGAACCAGCAATGTCTTCAGTAATTGGATTTTCGATAATATCCTTACTAGCACTTGTTATGAAATTAACCCCATCATCAGCTTCTATAAGAGTTTCTCCGCCTTTAGCTAAAGCGAAAGCTGCATCTTCTAATTCACTAGCGAGATCAGCCATTTATTAATATAATATATAAAAATATGAGTATAACTCGCGAGATGTATGATGTTGCTGGACGTAAATATATTGATATAGACTCTGGTCGTTTCAAGATTCCTTACAGATATAACCGAGTCATGTGTAAAGTAAACGGACTCATTCCAGTCCAAGATATGAAAGTTGGTGACAAAGTTGCATACGAATACAAAGTGGTGTCATGGGAAGGTCAACACCATAAAGTACTCTCAAGTATTGAGAAAAAATCTTGATATATATGAATGAATAGTGCAAAGTACTATGCAAATGAAACACGAGCACATATTCTCCGTGGTGACAGAGAAGCAGCAATAAAGTCTCGAAATCAAGCAGAGAATGCAGCCAAAAGAGCTGCACGACTTGCTTTGAATGATGGAAGTCTCATGATGGCTATGACAGCAGCACGCGAGCGGGAACACGCAGTAAGAGCACGTAAATATGTAAGTGGTGAATCAATCCCTCGTGGTCGATTTAATGTTACGTAACACATATATACCTATATGATTACTCGGTATGGAACACTCACCAAAAGTACAACTGAAATAAAAAAAGAACTCACAGTAAGAGCAGATGACACTGTATACGGTATTAAATCTCCTTTATTCAAGGTTTTTAAGGAAGGAACGGGAGGACAAATATATGCCCCTCGATACTTCGCTCCAAACGTCTCTGATTCCAGAACAGAACCCAAAGGAATCCAAGTCAGTTTTAGAGGAGAACTTAGACCCCACCAACAAGAAGCCTTCTCAAAATTCTTTGAGACACCGAGTGGAGGAGTTCTTTCAATGCCGTGTGGGTTCGGTAAAACGTGTACCAGTCTATCAATTGCTTCGAGAGTCGGTCTTCGAGTAATCATCATAGTACACAAAGAGTTTCTTGCCAATCAGTGGCGAGAGAATATCCAGAGGTTCTGTCCGGGTGCAACGATTGGTCTTATACAGGGTGCCACAGAGAACGTAGAGTGTGATTTTGTCATTGCTATGATTCAAACACTCTGTTCTCGGGAGCATCCACCACATCTCTTTGATTCATTTGGACTCGTTATTGTTGATGAGTGCCATCACATCGGTGCTCCAGCATTCTCACAATGTATGTTTAAGATGTGTCCTAAATATACACTGGGTCTGAGTGCTACTCCCGAGAGAAAGGATGGTCTAACACGAGTTCTTCATTGGTTTCTAGGTCCAACATTCTACAATCTTGAGCGTCACGAGATGGACCATGTCAAGGTTCACAAAATCAACTTCAAGCATCATTCATATGGTTCACTTCCACTGAACAAACTTGGGAAGGTGTCACTTGTAGATATGGTAACAACTCTTGTCGATATACCAGAAAGAAATCAAGTTATTTATGACATTGTGGAAAACAATCCAGGACGAGTTATTCTGATTCTCACTGATCGAAGGGAACACGCTAAAAGCATGCATATGAATATAAGCGGGTCTGCACTTTATATTGGGGGTATGAAGGAGGATCAACTCAAGGAGAGCTCAAAATCCAACTGTATCATTGGGACATTCTCATTGGCACATGAAGGTCTTGATATTCCTCGCCTAGACACTATAATTCTTGCAACACCTCACTCAGATGTGAAACAGGCTGTTGGAAGAATCATGAGGGGATCTCAACATCCAATCATATATGATGTTGTAGATCAGTGGGGTCCTCTTTTTGCAATGTGGAACAAACGCTCTAAAATGTATGACGCAATGGGATTTGTAAATGATACATGTATGATTAATCTCGAATAATCATGACTATGAACAATGTCCACAAAAATATATAGAGAATATTCTCATAATCCTGTGCTGTATATTTAGAAACAATCTTTACCTTTGGAGTTACTTCTTTTTGTACCGGAACTGGTACTTGTGCTGGTTCCGGTTCTGGTTCTGGTGTTTGAATAAACCTAATCGGACTATAGGTTACTTTCATACTATAATACTAATACTTTTTTATCCTGTACACCCTTACGTTTACGAGTTTTCATGGTGACATCCTTTACAGAATCAGAATTGATAGAGATGATATCTGAAATGTCATCCTCGCTATCTCTTTCAACTATAGTCTCTTCACGCACAACTGGTCTGGTATTTTGAGGCGGTGGAGGTGGAACAAATCCACCCATAAGTGATCCGAAATCTATTCCAGGACCTCTCATTTCTCTTCTTCCGCTTGGATCAACTGTTGTAGGACCTGGTTGTTGAGCCTGCTTCATGGATTCCATCATATTTTTCATAAAGTCTGGATTCTGTTTCATGATTTTTGATGGATCAATCCCAGATCCCTCAAACATCTTCTTGCTGAGATGGAACATCATTGCTGATCCTCCAACCATCATAATGAGCTTAATCTCTGGTGCCACCTCCATCTTGTCCTTGTATTTGGCATGAAGCTCCTCAAATACTTGATCGTAGTCATCAATATTCTCCATCATATTCTCGGACCACCCATCGAGCTTCACATCAAATGGAGCGAACCGCTTGTTCAAAAACTCTATTCCAGTCACACACGCCACAAGTACACGCCTGGCCATCTTAACTCCCTGGTCAGTTTCTATGTGGTACATGATACGCTTGTACTCTGTACGAATAAGCTCAATGTCTGAATAAGCATTCACCTTGACACTTGTCTTGAAACCCTTCTTCTCAAGACGCTCAATCTTATTCAATAAATCAGCCTTCTCATCCTCAACTGTCTTGTATCCGCTCGATGGCTGTGCATCTCCTGAAAAATCCCCATCTTCAGGAGCTTCCATAGAGAGTGACTCACTCCCGCTAAATGACATCACCTCGTCTTGGGGAGCTGCTTTCTTTTGAACATTCATAAAGTCTTCAATCGAATCAGTATTGGTAATCGGTCTTCGAATAATTGGTACAGGAGGTTTAGGTTTGGGTTTTGGAGCAGTGCTCTTCACCTGAACATCATCCAGCAAAGATTTCTCTTCAGGATTCAAGTCCAGCGTAATAGTCCTTTCTTTATTTACAACGAGAGTATCCTCAGACATATATTAGAATGTTAGAAATGAACTTGAAACCTTTAACGCAATCACTTTATATGAGAAATAAAAACTAGTGTAATCATATGGATGTATATACTATACTATTGGACAGTTCAAGTTCGTCAAGTAATACTTCGTTTCATCTCCCACTCAAAACTGTACTGAAGGATGTAGTAAAAGTCGAAGTTCTTACAGCATCAGTCGATCTCACTACACTCAACATACCCATGGTATATATATACATACCACAGCTATCAACAATATATAATGATCGTGTCTCTCTTGAGAATGAGAATAATATGGTTATAGATTCTATTGTATCTTGGAGCCCTGTAGCGAGTGGTACACAGACTGTAACTCTTACATCAAGTAATATACAGCCAGTGCTCTCTGGGAATATTTACACCCCTGGAAATACAAGTAACTTGATTATCACTGGAAATGTATACACCCCTGTGAACACAAGTAATTTGTACACCTCTGGAAATGTAGCCACGACTGGAAGTGTGTACACACCTGCCGTTACATCAGTTATCAATGACCCAATACAAGTCACTAGCAATGTACTTCTGAGTGGTAATGTGCTGACTTCTGAACCTATACTCACGCTCGTTGGACCATCAATTGAAACAATATCAAGTAATACGTTGCAAAGTGGTACTATATATAGTATCACAGCTCCAATTAATATCGTTGCAGGAGACTTTACAAGTACTATAAGTCTCGGTTCTACACTTCCTAATTTTGTACTTCAATCAAACTCCACTACGAGCAATGTTACACTCAGCACATCAATAACAACACCCTCACAAAGAAGTAATATCAATGCATCATTTAATCCTTACAATATGACTCTTTCTGGAACAATCGCGGGAGGATCGAGCCGAAGCACATTCTCAAGTCTGAGAGACTATAAGGCTGTGAATATATACAAGGTACCGATTGGTAAAATAGGTAGCTTGGACATATATGTTATTGATAGTACAGGGAATATTATCAATACAGCTATTACCAATACAACATATATAAGGCTAAGATTCTATTGCAAAATAAAAGAAGCAAAAACACCTGACCCCCAATTGAACATTGAGTTCAAAACCAGTAGTACCCCCGACACAGTGGAAAAACCCCTGAAAGAGGAATACAGTACTACAAAGACGCCAAACTATGCGCTCTATGTATTCATTGCTATACTACTACTCATAGTAGTCATAAAGTTTGCTATGCCGTCGCAGAGTTCAGCATAGCTAAATGACGACGTGTAGAACGTTTTACAGAAATCTTATGAACAAAAGCAAATGTCAAAATAGTCAATGCTGTAGCAAGAAGTGCAGTGACAAGAGTATTGATAGTTTTGTCTTTTACGTATTTGTCTATTGGTACCTGCATAAACGCGAGCCATGCATAACCAGCGGCAAATGCAAACCCTCCAGCTATACCTGTGAGATCTTCATTTCCTGGGATATTTGTATCAGCCATACTATTATTCAAGATTTTCCTTATTTTTGATAATATGCTTGTACTCCTCCTTCTTCTTCGGAGCTTCCTTCTCAATAATCTTTTTACCTAAATCCCAGTAAAAAATCTTCTTTGGCTTATACATTCCCTGTTCTATCTATAGATTTTTTCAATAAACATTCTACTGGTGTATCAGGGACCCAGTCATCCCATGTGTCTACTGAATGATTCATTGCTTGACATATTGGATTATCTCCCTCATATCTACTCCATTCATCCTCCTCCTCCTCCTCTTCCTCCTCCTCTTCCTCCTCCTCTTCGTCATTCATTATGTCTTGTAAGCATTCAGGAAGTTCTGAATTCATATTTATATCATCAATATGCATAGCGACATATTTCATACCATACTCTACATCTTCTTTTGTGAGAGTGTTCCGTTTGCACTCTTTCATATACAGTACAGAAAACTCTGTAGCCTTCTCCATCACATGAGCGAATACATTCAGACCAGCTGAAATATATGCGTCCTCCATGGTGATATATAATATCAATACTTTATATGGAGATATCAATACGTAAGTTTAATCCTAAAAAAATAGATAATGGGAGTACTTGCGTATTTATAGGAAGAAGAAGAAGTGGTAAGTCCACACTTGTGACTGATATTCTATATCACAAGAGAGATATACCACTTGGAGTTGTAATGAGTGGAACTGAAGACGGAAACCACCATTACAAGTCGTTTGTGCCTGATTTATTCATACACGGTGAATTTAACAAAGCGACTATAGAGAAGATTATTGAACGTCAAAAGAAGAATAATACCGCACCTATATTTCTAGTACTTGATGACTTGATGTTTGACAGAAGGTATATGAAGGAAAACTGTATACGGCAACTATTCTTCAATGGGAGACACTATAACATATTTTTTATAGTGACTATGCAGGATTGTTTGAGTATCGAACCATCAACTAGAGGACAAGGAGATTATGTATTTGTCCTCAAGACTGATGCATCAATCAGTAATATGAGACGTCTTTATGAGCATTTTTTTGGTTCATGTATTGAAAATTTTGCATTATTCAAAAAGATATATAACAGTATCACTGAGAACTATACAGCTCTCGTGATTGATAACACGGTCACAAGTAATAAGATGGAGGATCGTTTATTCTATTATAGAGGACATATTCGAACTGGATTCAAATTAGGGAGTGCCGCTATGTGGTCAGCAAACAACAAACTTTGTAAGAAAGTATAAAGGGTAAGAAACAGTAATACGTATATGCAGATCTTTGTGAAAACTCTCACTGGGAAAACAATAACCTTGGAGGTTGAGTCGAGTGATTCCATTGCGAATCTCAAAGCGAAAATTCAGGATAAGGAGGGAATTCCACCGGACCAGCAGCGCCTTATTTTTGCCGGAAAACAGCTTGAGGATGAGAGAACTCTAGCCGATTATAACGTTCAGAAAGAGTCTACACTCCATCTTGTACTTCGTTTGAGAGGAGGCGCGTAATACTCTCTCTGAAATTATGTATACATAAGATATATGGTTGAGGTAGTAAATATTGAAACGACTCCTATTCCACCACCTCCAGCACCCGTAGCAGCAGCACCACCACCACCACCTGTCGCAGCACCACCTGTAGCACCACCACCACCGGTTGAGGCTGATTCAACCCCAATTGAGAAGGTGGTAGCACCAAAACCTAAACCTGTACAGAAATATATGGAGCCCCCAATGAAACCTTCTGTACCCACTAAACCTTATGTTCCACAGGCACCTGATAAGACTCTCGGTCTATCCGATGCAATGGTTGTTGGCGCATTTGTGGTGATCTTCTCATCTCCAATGTTCAAGGCTCTTCTTGGACGCTTAGTGCCATACATGGCAAATGGACCTATGGAGAGTGTTCTATTGTTTGTACTCGCATCAGTCCTCTTTTATTTGTACACTTATTACACAAATTAATCGGAAATAATACCATCACAAAAAGCTTTACGAGGTGTATATTCATATATACCTACAGATTTGGCAACATCTTTGATTTCGTCGAGATTTTTCCAAAACTTATCTGAGTGATCATATTCATTCACTGTATTGTGTGCAAGTTCATGAATAAATACGTGCATAATATCATTTATGTTTCCACCCTTAATACATACAAATATCTCATATCCCTTACCTACATTGTATCCAACACCATCTGGTGATATTTCACGCATAACAGTCACCAAACCTTCTCTCCACAACTCTGGATACATATTGCGCTGTTGTAACTCGTACCTGATTATATCGTATCGACGGTGAAGCTCCTTTATTATGTCTGATTCTGAATCATATCCTGAGTAACGTGTTGTTGTGAATAGTATGACTAGAAGAATGACTATAATGACCCACTTCATACTATACGCGGCGACTAAAAACAAATGATGTATAAATCTTTGATATTATGTTTTTGTTGGTAGGGGACATATTTCCAATATATATCAAGTCAAACTCTTCCGATAATTCATCTGTGAGAAAGTCTATGTAACAGAGGGGTTCTGGGATTGGTCCCTTTGAATAGTATGGACCATCTACGAGATTCACAAGAATCATGTTTCCACACTGTTCAACTTTACCAATACCCGGACCACGCTCTATCGTATTTCCATAGTCATCAGTCCATTTGATAGGGAGACTGAGTATTTTTGACGCGTCTGGTACGATACCTATAAAAAGGCCTCCTGGTTTCACTATGCTCTTAATCTTCTCTGTTGTCTTCAGAAATTCATCATTTGATTTGAAGATGTATTGTAGTGAAAAATTATAACATACTGCATCATACATATCATCAATATCTAGTATACTCATGCAAGACGCAGAGACATTTGTGTATCCTGATTCTAGGATTCGGGCACGAGCTTCTTGAATTGCATCTCGGTCGGGATCTATACCAAACACTGAACATCCAATCTTATTCCATTTATGAATATCGCCACCTCGTCCGCATCCAACATCGAGCACTTTCATGGAACGTTTTATGTACTTCTCCATAAGAGTCCTCTTGAACATGTTATGCGAAGCTCTCAATTTATCCATACTTAAAGATATAGTGTCTCTATTCTCTAGATGTCTCTTGGACCAACTCTCACCACGCTACCTGGGCAGCTGTATGTACTCTTTTCTTACGTTGGACCCGATTGTCCACAGAAATGTGATAAATTTGGAATTAAGGTGTATGGTGTGTGTCCAACGGTGGATGTTGCAAAGGAGCACGCCAAAAAGCTCCAAGCCGAGGATGCAACATTTGATATCCTTGTAGCCGATGTGAACCAGTGGCTTCTTCTACCTCCTCAGAAGGATAAGATTGATGATACTCATTATGTAGAGGAGAAACTCGAGGAGATTATCCAGGAGCGCAAGAAGAATCAGCGGTATGCAGCAGCAATGTTCGAAAAGAGGAAGCAGGATATGATGGCACAGCCTCTCGAAGGATCTACCACTCCATACATCGATCCATCCGATGAGTACTCCAAGTATTACTCAAAGCCTGATGTACCAAGAATCAAGCACCCAAGTGAATGGGTCGAGGAGCTCAAGCTTGAGTTTCCAGGTGCTTCAATGGAGACACTCGTCAAGGTGTCTCAGTACAAGGTTCTTGCTGAGATTGAGCAGCGTCGTTCGGAGAATCAGACTCCTCAAGAGTCTCTAGAGACTCTAGAAGAAGTTCCAGAGGGTCCTCCGGAACTTCTGGAATAGACTCATCATCAATAAAATCTTCATCATCACTGTCTGGGTCATCTTCAGACTCACCATCTGAACCCGACGAATCATGATATTCATCTGATTCAAATTCAGATGTGGCACATGAAAAATCCGAATCATCGCTATCGGAACTGAAATCATCCTCGACTTTCTCAACTGGTTCATATCGCTCTGGTTTTTTAACTTGTCTACCACTGCGTGTCTGAATCATTTGATGAAGAAGGTATCATTATCTCTAATTCATTCACAATACTTGGTGATATAAAGTATTCTTTTCCAGAACTTCCTTTGCAGTCATTATCATGGCACATTGACTGTATTCTGTTATTTGTGATGAGCAACCATACATGATTGCTTGTATGGTTTTTCTTGATATTCTCACAATATTTTGAATTTGTCTGCACATAGAACCCACAGTCGTCTCGTGTTCTCCCAACTTTGAGTACACGAGCATCTTCGTATCCAACCATGTACTTATTGATGTGTTCTTCAAGTTTTGGGAAGAATCCAGTTTTATGGGATGGTTGTATTTGGGGTTGTGTTTGGTTTGTACGTATAGAGTACAATTCCAAGAGAGAGACTGAGGGTTCTGTGTTTGTACTAAAAGTTGATATGACACCTTGTGTCCCAATCACCTTCCACGGTACGTATGGTGGGTAGTGGCACTGGTTCTGGTATTTATAAGACCATAACATTCTCAGTCCTGAACCATTATATACCGATGCATCAACATACTTTGAGATCCCCGGATACTTGACACATAGAGTGTTTCGAATCTTGTTCGCCTCTGTACTCGTCACGATATGCTTTGGCCAATGGAGATGAAATCCGCACTTAATACCTTTCGATGTCTTTCTTGGAGGGGCGATTGCCGCATAACATGTCTCCCCTACTATTTCACATACACACATACATATATGTATGATGTATGAATCCTCAACTACACTCTCCTCTTCATAGTCGAGATCTATGAAAAACTTGAATTTCTCAGTTCTCTTCTCGACATAACAGAGTTTCTTATTTCTCCTTATATCATGAATATATTGGTCGAAGAATGTACTATTCTGTTCCCATGGAACTTTGAGTACACCTCCGTTCATGATAAAATGAGATTCGGGTGAATCACCTGATCTCCACATACTTATGTAGAATCAGAATTATTTATATTAAATAGTGTTCGGTGCGTTTCGTACAGTTTCTCGTAGAATATAGGATTTTCTATAATCTTTTCACGAATCATCTTCCACACCTTTCTCTTTTTCAATCCTTCGAGAGTATCAAACTCCATAAAGTCATTTTCGTCATACTGCTTTTTAAACGAGATTTCGCGGGTGTCCATCTTATGTTTCTCTTCCCTAAAACGATTCTCTAGATATTTTTGATAATTTATTGTACTTTCAAAATCTATGATATATACATGATATATACTATTGATATCATTCGTCTCAAAGTCAGTGTACGTGTTAATAAATGTAAAGTATGAGCACTTTCCGTAGGTGATATCTATAACACCTCGTGTTTCTTCTTCAAGTTCTCTGAGTGCGCACTGGATAGGGTCTGGAATTTCCTTATTTTTACACCCACCTGTAACAAAGGTCCACTCCGAATATCTCCTATCGTGCACCAACAAGAAATGCGGTACTCCATCTAAAAATGTTACGGGTATAGCAATTGATTTATGTTTTTCCATTCCCTAGATTATAGAGTTATTTTTAAATAACTTAATTGGCGAATAGCAAGGCTCCTTGTCCATTTTGAATGCGGAAAATGTTGTAATTTACTGCATAGAGGTACGTTCCAGTAGGGAAGATGTTGTCTCCAGAGCCACCCTGTAGTGGGATATTCGATCCCAATAGAGACTTGAGTGTGAATACATCAATACGAGAAAAGTTGAGTGTACCAGTTGGCTGGAGTTTTGATGTATCAAGGCAGTATGGAATGAGTAGAATTGGTGCTGCTGTTCCAGTACCGGTTGATGCACCTGGATACGACAATCCATAGGGGGTGTGGAAATACTGTGTAATCTCCTGGAAATGTGGAAGGCCTTTATAGACTCCGATATCAGTGTTATTGATTCGGGTTATGATCTGCTGACCTCCAGCCACGTACGGGTTCACACTTGCAGCGATAAACTTAACTGGATGATTAAATGCAAGATCCATTTGGTAATCAGCTGAAATGATCTGTCTCTGCACTTGTGTGATGAACATGTCAATAGACCCTGAAGGATTAGAGAAGTAGTCTCTTTCTGGGCCATTCAGATAGATGTACTTGGCCCATGACTCGTACTGAAGACCAGTATTCACTCCAGCTGCCCAATAAATACGAAGTTCAATAGGATTAAACTGTAGTCCGATCAGAGGAAGTGCGTTCTGGTAATCCTTACAAAAGAAGAACTTGAGTGGGTAGTATGAATTCACACTAGTATTCACTGTACCAGCGGAATTTCCATGCCATCTCTTTGAGTATGTATCAGCCATCAGTATAGGGTCAATCAGTGTATCATATGTACTATCGTGCATATCAATCAGCTGACCACCGATATAAAACTCAATCTTATCTACACACTGAGACCAATCAATGGTCTGAATCTTGTTGCTTGGTCTTGTAATTGTACCATATGCATACTCATTGGTAATGTTACGTGAATCGAGTGCAACTGTAACTGAACCAATAGTTGACGAAACAACTGTAAATAAACCATTGTATGCATCTGGAGAGAATCCTGCGGTCCGTAACTGAATATTAGTTGGTAGTGCAGAGGTCTGAAGAGATGCAAAATTGAAACTAGTTCTTGAACCATTATTGATCATTATACCATCAATAAAGATCTCAGACACTCCAGATATAAAGTTATTTCCTACAAGTATCAAAGCTGCTCCTGAAGGGGTTGCTACAGTGCTCACCTGATAATTTCCAGAACCTGCGAGAGCGGTAACATATACAATATGTCCCTTAAGGTATGTGGCTGATATTGCAGAGCTCAAGTTTACAATGATACTGGCTGATGGTACGGTTGTATTATTCAGTACACCACCAGATGCCACAGCTGTTACTGGGCTCACAGTGAGAGTGGCTACACCTGAAGATGTAAGTCCTGTTGAGATAAAGTTCAGGCTGAATGACGTTGTAGAAGATGAGGCTGTGACTGAATATGTTCCATTAGGAAGTGCGGGATTTGTAGAAGCTGAAACCACCACATAATTACCCACCACTGGCTGTGATCCAAGAGCCGTAGTGAGTACTACAGCAGTCGTTGCACCTGGAGTTACATTGGAGGAAGTTATTCCAGATGTTCCAGAAAGTGTTGATATACCAGTTGTAATTACATTCGAAGCGAGATCATTGATAGCCGAGTACGTATTGTTATCAGTTGCAGTCAAATACATGTAGCTCAGCAAATCTCCCTTCCGTTCAATCATTATAGAACTCATAGCTCCTGGGAGAGGGTTCCCATTAATGATCTGTCTCTCGACGCTGTGGGCAAATGGACTATACTGCTTATAGTTTGATCTAAAAAATGACACCTGGGGTGTGCCTGTAATGTATGCATCCTGTGATCCGATTGCTAATATCTGAGCAATTCCAGCACTCATTTACAATAGACAGAGGTTTTTTTATGATGCAAAGGGACGTATAACAAGTGGATTTGTAAGTGCTAGATTCATGCTACTATTTAAGTAGTCTTGTGTTCCTAGAGGATTCATCTGAGATGTTTTGTTATCTTTTGTAATCATGCCCAATGGAGCGTACTGTTGTGCACTTGTAAGTGACATAGGACCACCGTCATTCGGTTGGGTATTTCTGTTTCTTACCTTTGTTAAATCACTTGCTACAGCAGTGACGACTGGCAATGATCCAGGGAGCATTGTGGTTACTTCTTGGTTTCCCCTGATTGTGCTTTGACCACTGAACACTCCAGCTGTTGATGGATCATAAGAGGGTGCAACTTGAATATATGGAATACCTTGGGGAACAGGGCCTACTAATCCCTCCTTCAATGTAGGAAGCTCCGAACGAGTAAATTCGGAACGAGGAGCAATTGGAAAGTTTTGCTGTGAGCTTGCAAATCCGCTTCCGGGCATGAAGGGGTCTCTTGTAGGCATAGTCGTATCTAGTGGAGGCTCATTGTATCCACTTCTATAACTACTGAGTGGTCCACTAGGAATGATTGGTGCTCCGGGAGCAGTGAGACCTGGAAGATTGTTGAGTCGTTCATCATTTGGATTATTCTGAAGAATTCTGTACCCCTGGTGGAATCCACCAGCGGCAGGAACAGAAGGATCCAGACCTAAACCTCGTCCCACATTCTGTTTGACGACCGGCGAAACACCATTCATGATTCCACTGATATACTCAGACTCGCGCCCTCTAAAATCCTGAACAGGGGTGCCATTGACTTCACGAGATGCATCTGGTGCAACATGACTCAGACTTTGAATTTCAGTCTTTCTCTGTGGAGTAAAACCAAGATTCCGTTCAACTGTTTCAGGTGTTACGAAATTTATACCTGAACTTGTATTGACTTGTGCAGTGATACCACTCTGTTGTAACATTTGACGACTCATGTTATCACTGGTATCTTCTGTCACGGGTACAGTATTTTGTCCAGGTTCTAGACCAATTTTATAGGATGCACGTAGTTTAGTATGTTTTTCATATGATAGTTTTCTTCCGTAATATGCTAATCCTGCAACTGCGGCAATTGCAATTGGATCCATATACTACTGTGTCATATTTTTATTTAATACTACAATACGTGTATCAACGGGTAATGGGGGAGGATTTCTTGGGTAAAATACTGTATGAGGGTTTGGGAAATCAAACTGTTTCTCAGACCAACTGCGCTTCTCATCAAAAGTATCCTTCGGTCTGAGTAAGATGGATTCAATATTTGTTCTGGTGTCCATTTACAATATACTGAGATTTTTTATGATCTCAGCCTACCTAGACCACGTGCATCTGGATCACACTTTGAGGGATCTTCACGACAATTTGGAACCAACATTCCAGGGAATCGAGACTCTAGATGGGTTTGAAGATCGTTCTTAGGAACTGGATTAAATCTATTGGTAAATGCATTGTCTGAGATGAGTGGATTTTCATCAAAAACTTGTTGGGCCTGTTTGGGGGGTGGACTTGGACTTTCATCTTCGTACACCTCACTGAACAATGAAGTGTATTGAGACATTACAAAGGCTGCTGCTGCTGCTCCTATTAATATGTATCTCATGTCTCGTGTAATTACAAATGCTACAAGTGTTGCATATACAATGAACCGTATAGTTGATTGAGAGTTTTGAACCGGTGTATCATATCCTGAAGGCCAGAAGTCATACAACTTATCTGGTTCAAATAACTTTGACATATCCATGACTATAATATACTAAGATTTCTTTTCACCGAGTCCAGACATCATGTGCTGAATTCCGGAAAGCATAGCGTGTGTGTCTAGAGATCCAGGCTTCATGTTACCTGCAGCCTTCTTGGCAATTTTCTCAATCTCTTGGAGTGTTTCTTCGGGTACCGCTGAGATAGTCATACCCAACATATATAGGGTCTGCAGATACTGCCAGATAGCAGTCTTTGTATTTACCGAAATACTATCGGTCCAGATGCTTCCAATGTTAAAGTCTTGAACAATCTCAGTATTCTCAAGGAAGAAGGTTTCGTCGCGCGCCATGATACGAGATGCATGTGGAGAAATATTCCCCATAAAATACTCCATCACGGCACGCTTATTCCCCATCTTCATCATATCAAACGAAACTTGGTACTTTTTCATAGCTGGCTCTTCTGGAAACGTCTGAACAAGCTCCTCAAGAAACTGCTCCATCATATCATTAAATGCTCCGATAGTCGACATATATATATAATGTATTTATTTCTTTAACAAATCATCATCCTCAACTTGCACATTGAATACCTCTTCCTCCTCCACAGGTTCCGGTTCAGGTTCGGGTTCAGGCTCGGGCTCTGGAATTGATGGAGGTTCGGGTGCATCATATTCATAATCATCAGATAGATTTCGAGAGATGATGCTCTGTAATGGAACATAGGAACGAACCGTTTGATCAATAGCCTTTGTGATTTTATCATAAAGCACATTTTCATACTTGTCCTCCTTCATGAATGATGGATTCTTCTTGATATCAAGCACAGAAATCTTGAATACTTTACGAATAAACTCAACTGAAGATGGGACTGTAATCTTGAGCTTTCCGTGGTGTCTCCCAACCTTGACAGAATTCATAATCTGAACACGGACGACGATAGAAGCTTCGATCAACTTCTCGAACCAATCACATTCCTTCTTGATGTTTTCAACCTTGTTTTCAAAGTTTGAATCTCCCCAGGTCTGTATTTCACTGATGAGATGTACGAATCGGTCCATTCGAGCCCATCCATCAGATTCTTCCCAAAGTTCAATAAAGGTTTTGAGAACTTCTGGAACAACACACTCTTGTAGCATGAACATATACTCTTTACGAGCTTCTACGATGGCCTCCATTTCTATCCTCCTTTATTATTTTACTTGCAATCTTTCGCAAGTTCATTAATGATGGAAGTGACTCTTCGTCCACAGGCTCTTCAACTGGTACAGTGTTTTTCTTCTTCCCCCAAGTAATATATACGTGTCCTGAACCTACTTCATTCACTGTGTAGCCTAACATTACTAGTTGTCTCATTATATATTCTGTACACTTTTGTAAATCATACATAGGAAATCCAACAACAAAGTTTGGGATTTCAAAGACTACATACTTTTGAGCCATAGATACACTATATTTAATCTTTCGTGTACATAGCAACAGAATGTGCTTATAAGTATCTTTGAGAAGTTGTCTTCGGCGTTGTTCGACTTGCTGTATCTCCTCAGCACGAATCATACTATATATATGTTTATCGTTTTTGCAAAAAACTCACAACGACTTCATTATTCATTGTTATTCTCCCACTGACATCAAAGACATTCACAGCCATTCTTGGCCCGCTTATATCCGTGAATATATAGCGTCCTGTTAAATCGGGTGTCATAGGTACAAGTGTTCGAACCCATCGAAGGTTTGGATATGCATTGAGTACTGACTGCGCAAGAGAGTCCATATATTATTATATATAGATAATAATATGGCTACTCTCGTGTATAGTAAACAGTGTAAATTCTGTGATGAAGTCATACAATATATCAAACAGACACCTTCTCTGCATAGCATAGTCACATTTCATGATGTATCTCAAGGTGTCCCAGATTATATCAAAGTGGTGCCTTCTCTCATCACAAATGACCAAAAGATGTTTGAGGGAAAGCATGTCAAACTTGTTCTTGAGAAATGGGGATATGTACCTCCAAGGGGAATGTCAATATCTAAGAAATCACTCGCATACAAACCATCTCTTCTTAAGTTGAGTGAGTTTGGAAACCACGTCGTACAACCAAAGAATGACCCAAGAATTCAAGGAGATGGTTCACAATTAAAAAGAACAGAATAATGATATTTATGATGATGCTCAAGACGGTACAACCAATTACATTAAGAAATCTGTTTGACTCGTTAAAAGACATTATACAGGATGTGAATATCAAGTTTGATTCGAAAGGAATCAAGATGATTACTTACGATACTGCTCGTGTATCACTGATTGATCTGTACTTGTCATCTGATAATTTTGAGGAATACTCGTGTCCACAGGAAATTATAGCTGGTGTGAACATCACAAACACATTCAAGATACTTAAAACCATCACACAGAACGATACTCTTGAAATGAGTATTAAAAATACTGATGAAATGATACTAGAAATTTTTAATACACAGAAAAAGTCATCTACAAAATATGCACTCAAACTATTAGATATAGATGATGATTATATCAATCAGCCGGAATTAGATATGAGTTGTATCACGACTATGCCTTCGGTCAACTTCCAGAAAATCTGTCGCGATATGACGAATCTCTTGGCAACCAAGATGGTTATAGAGCGCAAATCAAACAATATCTCCTTTGCGTGTTTTGGAGATTTCGCAAATCAGACAACTCAATTCGAATGTGAAGAATATAATGGACAACCGATCTCGGGTACGTTTAGTCTAAAGTATCTCAGTATGTTCTCAAAGACGAGTACATTATGTGTCAATGTGCAGTTTATTCATTGTGAGACAGACGGACCACTCCTTATCAAATATCTCGTATCAAATCTAGGAGAACTCAATTTTTACATTCACTCACTCATTACAGACGATGACTGACCTAAAATATTGATAGTTTCTAAAACTCCTTTTGATGGCTCAATATATCTATAGACTATAAATGATACACGTATACTCAGATAACCAAAGGATATCTTTGGAACTATCTTATGTCCTTTCGTCTCGTAAAATAGAAACTTAAGTTGGGGCTTGGAAGCGTAGAAATTGTGTCTTGGTCCTGCATACTTTTTCATTCTACCAGTAACATCTTCATTATTCCACTTTAATGTCTTTATAGGAATAAAGAATCCTCTATCTACGTCAGTTGGTAGAGTATCACCTATATATTTATACACACGACCTTTATATTCGTACGTATAAACTGTAGTTTTTTCACCTGTGCTCGGAACTATGAGATGAATCGTGTTAAGAATGTCCCAGTCCCTCCGATTGAATAGTTTCATAAAAAGAATAAAGCTAGTATCTTTAATGGAATCTCGTATGAACGAAAGACTTAAAACCTTGGAAGGTGAAGAACTAGTTGAATATATAGCATCTACAGTTCCATATTTACGAGAGTATTTCAACAAGACTGACAAGGGTATTATGCGTAAGGATATATATGATAGGTATCTAAAGCATGTCGAGAATGATGTAGGCTTGTTACCGGATAAGATATGCACGAGAGTATGCCAGTGTGGCAATGGAGATTTCATTATAGATGAAGCGAAAAGTGAGGAGATTTGTACAAATTGTGGAGTATCAGAGACTATACCAGGTGAAGAAAGAGATTACAAAGATGAACTCGAGATGGAGAAGAATGTGATTTATACGTACGAGCGAAAGAACCACTTGAATGAATGGCTGGCTCAATTTCAAGCAAAGGAATCAACAACAGTACCAAAAGATGTTTTTATAGTCTTGGAAGCCGAGCTCAAAAAGCAGAAGATCAAAAAGAAGAACGAGATTACACATTCAAAGATTAAGGAACTATTGAAGAAGAATGGGTTTAATAAATACTATGATCATATACCCTACATCACAACAATCCTGAATGGTATCAAACCACCAGTGATGTCAAATGCGCTTGAAGAAAAGATCCGAATCATGTTTTATAAAACACAAGAACCATTCGAGAAACACAAACCTAAGGATAGAAAGAACTTTTTGAGCTACCCATACATTCTTTATAAGTTATGTGAGTTACTCAGTGAGGATGAATTCTTAGATTGTTTTCCATTACTCAAAGATAAGGAGAAGATATTTGAGTCTGACAGAATATGGAAGAAAATTTGTACTGAACTCAAATGGCAGTTTATTAAAACTGCAGTGTAAATGTCTCCAGAACCACTGCATTTTCTCCAAAATTAATCAGATATCCCTTACAGATTTTCAGCTCCTTCATATATATCTTGATCTGCTGCCTGTGCTCATCAGTCAATTTCTTTACAGCCTTGAATTCAAGTACAGTATCTTGTGCAACCATATCTGTGTACATCTGCCCGACTATATGCCCCATATACTTCACATGTATATATGGCCTATCATATGGTATACCATTATGTCTCATAGCAACCTCCATGGCATTTTGATAAACAGATTCAGAATATCCAGGACCGAGAGCATCATATACATTCTTTATGATGCTCTCCATACCGTACTAAACCGAGTTTTTTTTATATAGTAATGATATATGGATGTTGCACTGACTCTCCTTGTATTGATACTTCTAACAATTTCATCATATTTTATGTACGCATACTTCACTTGTCCCACTATAGGACTTGAGGATAATGATCCTGTTTGTGCACCTTCAACAAAAACTGTTGGAAGTTGTATAGCTGGTTGGTGGAACTTGTGGGGAAGTTGCCGTGCAAGTTATGCGAATATAGCAGGCTATAGAATGA